AAGAAAAACATGGCACGAGGAGGCATGATGAAAAAGAAAATGATGTCTGGTGGCGGTAAGCTAAAGATGGTCATGAAAGACGGTAAGAAGGTTCCTTTCTTTGCAGCTGACGGTAAAGGTAAAATGCGTGGCGGTGGCATGATGAAGAAGAAGATGATGAAAGGTGGCGGTAAGGTCACAGTAGTAGGCAGAGATGGAAAATTAAAAGAGATGGACAAGAAAAAGTATGAACTTACAAAGAAAATGTTCGATACAAAGCCTAAACTAGTTAAAGGTAAAAAAGCAGGCGGTATGATGAAGAAGAAGGGTTACGCTATGGGCGGAGCCATGAAGAAGAAAGGCATGAAGAAGGGTGGTAAGACCATGAAGATGAGAGGCGGAGGTCTAGCTACTAGAGGTACAAACTTCAGAATTAGATAATGGCTGTAGACAAAAACCTAGAACCCTTTGAGGTTGAGGAAGGGGGTAATCCCCAAGAATCAGAACTCAAAGTGGAAGTTGTGAATCCAGAAGCTGTATCTATAGAGACAGAGGATGGTGGTGTTGTTATTGGTTTTGATGATGGATCAAAGACTGATGACAGTGGAGTGGGTCACAACGACAATCTAGCAGAGCATATAGACGAGGCAGACTTGGATGAAATGGCATCGGACTTAATAGACGATTTTGAGTCTGACAGGACATCTAGAAAAGAATGGTCTAGGTCATATATGAAAGGTCTTGATCTTCTTGGAATGAAAATTGAAGAAAGAACACAGCCTTGGGAAGGTGCTTCTGGGGTTTTCCATCCTCTATTATCAGAGGCGGTTGTTCGGTTCCAAGCACAAGCAATGTCAGAAATATTCCCTGCATCAGGACCTGTACGAACAAAAGTTGTAGGAAAACAAACAAAAGAAAAGAATGAACAATCTCAACGTGTTGAGCATGAGATGAATTATATGCTTACAGAGGAGATGACAGAGTATCGTGATGAAATGGAACAAATGCTATTTAGATTGCCTATGGCAGGATCAGCATTTAAGAAAGTTTATTATGATCCTATAATGGAAAGACCATGCTCTATGTTTGTTCCTGCTGAAGATTTTGTTGTATCTTATGGGGCATCAGACCTTATGTCTTGCTCTCGTTACACGCATATAATGAAGAAAACACCCAATCAAATCAAAGAGCTTATGGTAAATGGGTTTTACAGTGACATAGATTTGCCAGAACCTCATCAGGATCAATCTGAGATACAGGAAAAATATGATGAGATGGAAGGCAATGAGTCTGTGTATGAAGAAGATGATAGACACACAATATTAGAAATGCACGTTGATCTAGATATGCCAGAGCCTTTTGATGACAAAGATGGTTTGGCAAGACCTTATATTGTGACGATAGATAAATCATCAAAAACAATATTATCTATTAGAAAAAATTGGTATGAAAGCGATGAAAAGAAAACTAAAAGACAGCATTTTATTCATTATAGATATCTTCCTAGCCTTGGCTTTTATGGTACAGGACTTATTCATCTTATTGGTGGGTTGGCTAAATCGGCAACGTCCATCCTTCGT